CAAGAACTGAAAATGTCACTCCTTTCTTGATTAGAGAATGGGTTGGTAGTATGAAGCTTGAGCCTGAAACTGATGTTTGGGTTGAAACAAATGCACTTGAGCCAAGAGATGTAGAAATTGAAGGCACCTTTGATACAATGGCTTCATTCTTGGGGGCTGAAGTTACCACAGCAGCTGATGGAACAAGAACAGGTGTAAGTCCTGTAATCTGGGAGTCATGGGAGACCACTGGCGTCAACATTGATATTGATTTTGACTCAACTCAAACCACAGAGGTAGTTGGGGTTGAAGAGGTCAATCGCGAAAGAAGTCGCGTAACCACAACTAACATTCATGGAAGAACCTTCAGAACTGACACATTTGACAATGTAACTAGAGCAACAGAAACACTTACCACTACTGATTTTGAAATCAGTGGAGGAACAGTTCTGGATCAGTCCAGAAGAGGAACAGTTAATAACCTCACTGAGTTTGTAACCACTGAGTCACTGGGTGACAGAATTGTAAGTCGTGAAGTTATTCACTTCATGAGAGTTAGAAACATCGAAGTCACATCAACTTCACTCAAGCCATTTACTAGAATGTATTCATTCTTTGATGGTGTAGATGTGAACAGATTTACATCTCCAAAACTGATTGAGATTGAGATGACCTCAGGAACCTTTGTTGTCGGTGAAACAGTCCAAGGTAGAATGAATGATGATGGTATTGAATTGTTGGCCCTTGGCGCAAGTCCTAGAATAGATTTCAGAGTTGCTAATCCTAACCACAAGTATGGTCCTTACAATAATCCTTCTGACACATTTGATAGTAATCCTTACAATAGAAATCTCCCTGTTGAAACTCAGTATACTCAAACATCCTCTGTTCTCAACGTAGATACTTTCTCACTTTCTTCTGACGACTTCCCACAATTTGGTGGGTTCATTCAGACTGGGATGAGATTGATTGGTCAAACTAGTGGAGCTCAAGCAACAGTTACAAATGTAAGACTGATTACTGATAGGGTTGGAACACTCATTTGTTCTTTCCAGACTCCTGATGTTACCATCCCAGCTAATCCAGCCTTTGAGACTGGTAGAAATGTCTTTAGACTTACCAGTAGTGAGATCAACACACAGATTGCTGGTAACGTATCATCATCTGCTGAGACATCATTCTTCTCACAAGGTAATATTGATATCACTCAGGAAGTTACATTATCTGTAAGAAATACTCGTGTCAATACAGAAACTTTGACTGAGACAAGAACCCTCAACGCTGGAGATATTCAGAGTGATGGATTCACAGTCACAGATTCTGCACAAGACATTGCAACTACTGAAGAGTTGGTTGGATCTACTACCTTCACTGTTCCACCACCAAGAGTTGACCCCTTGGCTCAAACCTTCTTGGTAACTGATGAAACGGGTGTATACCTGAACAAAGTAGATATATTCTTCAGTGAGATTGATACTGAAGGAATTCCTGTTGTTGTTCAACTCAGAACTACTCAACTTGGCACTCCTACATCAACTGTTCTTCCATTCTCTGAGGTCACTGTAGACCCATCAGACATCACGGTCAGCAATGATGGAACAATAGCTACCACCATTGAATTTGAGTCTCCTGTCTATCTCAATCCAGAAACAGAATACGCTCTGGTATTGTTATCAGTATCAACGAACTACAGAGTATGGATTTCAAGATTAGGTGAAGCTGATGTAAGCACACTTGGAACAGAAGCTGGTCAGGTTCTGGTTACACAACAACCAACCCTTGGTTCTCTGTTCAAGTCACAAAACGCAAGTGTTTGGACTCCTTCACAGTATGAAGACCTTAAGTTCACTCTTTACAGATGCAATTTTGTAACCAATGGTTCAGTATCATTTGTCAATCCTCAGTTGAATATCAACAACTCCAGGATTCCTGACACTGGTATCACTATCAATTCCAGATCTATCAATATTGGTATTGGTACAACAGTGGTTGACGCTGATCTTACAAGAGGTAACACCATAATTCAACCTGATTCAAATGGAACAGGTACTCTGGTAGCCCTTGCTGGTTCTTCTACCTCTGATCTGTCTATCACTAACGCTGGTGTTGGATATACTCCAGCCTCAGGTGGATTCACTTACACTGGTGTTGCACTGACAGCAGTCACTGGAACAGGTAGAAATGCAACCGCAGACATTACAATCACTGACGGTGTGGCTATCGCAGCTACAATCAGTGCAGGTGGTCAAGGTTACACTGTTGGTGATGTCCTTTCACCAATCTCTGTAGGTGGTCAGAATCTTGGATCAGGAATGCAACTGTCAGTTGCCTCTATTCTTGGAGAAAATGAACTTCAATTGACTGATGTTCAGGGTACTTTCCAAGTCAGTGGAACCAAGTTCCTCCAGTTCATTAACAATTCTGGAATCACTACAGATCTCAATGCTAGTATTGGTGGTTCTGTACAAATCACTTCAATTGATGAAACAGTAAGTGGAGATGACATCAAGATCTTCCAGAGAAATCATGGGATGTATTCTGATGTAAACAGAGTCATCATCTCAGATATTAAATCTGATGTAACTCCTACAACTCTGGCAGGTGATGTTAGTAACACAGCCACAACATTCATTCAAATGGATAATGCGGCAGATGCGAGTCTTGGGACTTTTGAAAATATTGGAGTTGCCAATACCAATCCTGGATATGTTCTGATTGGTGATGAGATCATCTCATACACCTCAACTGATGGAAACACTTTGGTTGGTGTTACAAGGGGTGTCAATAATACTATTCCAGCAAATCATGCATCTGGTGAATTGGTTTATAAGTATGAATTGGATGGTGTATCACTCCTCAGAATCAACAAGACACATGAATTGTCTGATTATGATGGAACAGATCCAATCACACTAGATACCTATAATCTGTCAATTGACATGGGAGCATCAACTAATACAGTTAATAGAGCTCCTGGTAATGTAGAAGGTTTCCCAGCACTCTACTTCAATACTGATACACAGGCAGGTGGTCCTAAGGCGAAGGGCACATACAATGTTCCATTCTCCCAGATCATTCCTAAGATCACATCAATAACACCTCCAGCCACTATTCTTTCAAACTCTGTTAGAACAATCAGTGGATCTAGTGTATCTGGTGTGGAACCCTCTTTTGTAGATAAGGGTTACAAGAATATTGTTCTTGGTAGAACTGTTTACTTTGATAGTCCAAGAATAGTCGCATCTAAGGTCAATGAAGATCTTCTTCTTAATGGTGACGTTTTCACTGGTTCTAGATCCTTACAAACAGTTCATGATTTCTCAACAAGAGACAATAGAGTAAGTCCTGCTATTGATGTTGACAATGCTTCTGTTATCTTTACCAGCAATAGAATCAATCAACCTGTTTCTAATTACGCGACTGATTCCAGAGTCAATACAATTAATGATGATCCTAACAGATTCATCTATGTGACCAAAAACATCACTCTTGAAAATCCAGCGACATCTTTACAAGTCATGTTTGATGCATATGTATCAACACAAAATGACATTAGAGCCTTCTTCGCTGTTGATCAAAACGCAGTTCTGGATGATGTGATTTTCACACCATTCCCTGGTTTTGATAACTTGGACGCATCTGGAGCAATTATCAATGTTGCAAATAACAATGGCAAACCTGATGTATATGTTCCAAAGGTAGACACATCAACTCCAACACCTCCTATTTCAGCATTCAAAGAATATAAATTCACTATTAATGAGAAGATCTCATTCAAGAGTTTGAGAATCAAATTAGTTGGAACATCTACCAATGATGCTATTGTTCCAATCGTTAAAAACTTGAGAGTATTGTCATTCGCATAATGGACATTCCAGTAAAAGGAAAAGATGGTTTTTATAGGGATAGTGAAACAAACGCTATCCTTAATAAAAACAATGAAGAATATCAGAATTATATCGCTAATAGAAAAAGACTATTAGACGATAAAGAGAAAATCAAAAACTTGGAAGATAAAGTCGAATCTCTATCTTCCGATATCGGTGATATAAAGGATATGTTATCCTCTCTCTTAAACAACAATAAATAGAAAAAATAGAAGTTTTATAAATGGCTCAGCCCTCCTCTAGACAAGAATTAATTGACTATTGCTTGAGGCAACTAGGGGCTCCTGTATTAGAAGTCAACGTTGCTGAAGAACAGGTACAGGATTTGGTCGATGATGCCATTCAATTCTTCCAAGAAAGACACTTTGATGGTGTTGCTCAGGTATACCTGAAGTATCAGATAACTGAAGACGATGTAAATAGAGGTAGAGCAAGACCTCCTGGTGCTCCACCATCTCAAAATGGTACTGCTGGTATCTCTTCGACTTCCGCCTCTACTGATATTGTAGGAACTGCAACCACATTTACCTACTACGAAAATAGTAACTATCTCCAAGTTCCACCTTCTATTATTGGTGTGAATAAGGTATTCCAATGGGATGATGCTCAAGGACTGAACACTTCCAACATGTTTAGTTTTAAGTATCAATTGTTCCTCAACGATATCTACAACTGGGGTAACCTTGATCTATTGTCATACTCGATGGCAATGACATACTTGGAGACAATCAACTTTCTCACCAATACTCACAAACAGATTCGATTCAACCAGAGACAAGATAGGTTGTATCTTGATGTGAGTTTTGATACTCTGAAGGCAGGTGACTTCATCATTATCGATTGTTTTAGAGCAATGGATCCCAATGATTATTCAAGGGTATGGAACGACTCATTCCTCAAACCATATTTGACTGCTCTCATCAAGAGACAATGGGGTATGAATCTTATTAAGTTCCAGGGTGTAAAACTACCTGGTGGAATTGAGTTTAATGGTAGACAGATATATGAAGATGGTCAAAATGACCTTGATAGGATTATGGAGAAAATGTCGAATACATATGAACTTCCCCCAATGGATCTGATTGGATAATGCATTATGGCACTAAATCCATTCTTTCTTAACGGATCTCAAACTGAACAAAGTTTAGTTCAAGACCTCATAAACGAACAGCTTCGTATGTACGGAGTTGAGGTATATTACATGCCTCGATCTTATCTGACAACTAATACTGTCATTAAGGAGGTAGTGCAATCAGAGTTTAACAATGCTTATCCTATTGAGGCATATGTTGACAACTATGAGGGATATGGTGGTCAAGGAACTATTCTCTCAAAGTTTGGTATAGAAGGAAAGGATGATCTCACTTTAATCATTTCTCAAGAAAGATATTCAAATTACATAGGTCTTCTCACACAAGATCTTCCAAATTTAGAACTTACAAATAGACCAAAGGAAGGAGACATCATTTACTTCCCATTGGGCGACAGGTTGTTTGAGATTAAGTATGTTGAACACGAACAACCATTCTATCAGTTACAGAAGAACTATGTTTATGAATTGAAGTGTGAACTCTTCCGTCTCGAAGATGAGGTAATTGATACTGATATTGACTTTATTGATGATGAAATTGAACAACTTGGCCATATCCAAACACTATCACTTATTTCGTCTGGAATAGGTACTGCTGCTACTGGTATCACCTCATACTGTGCAGCTGGTTCTGTACAGATTGTGACAATCAACAATATGGGTAAGAATTATTCTACCCCTCCACAAGTTGCATTCTCGTCAGCTCCAGCTGGTGGTGTGACAGCTACTGGTATCGCATCCATAACGTTTGATTATCCTGGATGTTTTGGTGGCAAAGATGGTAGAGTTGCCGCAGTTCTTCTAACAAATGCTGGTTGTGGATATACAGAAGCACCATGGATTACATTCTCTGGAGGAGGTGGAACAGGAGCTGCTGCTACAACTGGCATCTGTACCATGGGTTCAGTACAGTCTATCATTGTCACAGGTGGTGGAGGTGGTTATGTTGAAGCCCCAATTGTAACTATAGACGGTTCATCT